CGGCCTCTACCCGCACACCCGCCGCTGGCAGTTCGCCTGCCGCCGCGACCTGATCACCGAAGATCGCGACTACTTCGTCGAGTTCGACACGACGGCGCTCCTGGCCGGCGACTTCGCCGCTCGAGCCCAGTTCATGCGTGAGGCGTTCAACATGGGCGCTCTAAGCGTGGACGAGATTCGCGCCCAGATCGGCTACAACCCGCTCCCCGACGGTCTGGGCAATAAGCGGTTTGTGCAGGTGAATATGCAGTTGCTGGATGCGTTCACCTTGGAGACGCCGAATGGGCAGCCGGAGAACCCGGCGCAGCCGGCTGACGAACCGGCCGCCGCCGAGGGGGATGACGACCAGTTGGATGGCAATGACGGCCCCACACCCGGCGACGCCGCCGTCACCGACGCCCGCGAAGCCCTCTTCCGCACGACGCTTCGGCGTCTCGCCGCGGTCGAGGCTGACGGCATTCTGGAGCGGCGCAACAAGCCGGCCAAGTTGCAGGCGTGGCTCGAGAGCCACGAGCAACGGATGAAGACGGAACTCTGCGACGCCGCATTGGCGACTGGCCGCGACATCGACCAGTTCGTGTTATCGTGGATGGAAGAGACGAGGGAACGGCTGCTGGACTGCCATCGCTCCGGCAAGCCCTACGAGGAGGTCACGAGCACATGGACGGAACGTGCGAACTTGAGCGACGCCTGATCGCCGAGCAGCCTGGGCTGGAGGTGAAGGCCGACGAGAACGGCCGCACCGTCATCCGCGGCTACGCGGCCGTCTTTGATTCCGAATCGCAGGACTTGGGAGGTTTCGTTGAGATCGTGGAGCGCGGCGCGTTCGACGAGGTCATGGGCTCAAACCCCGACGTGTTCGGCAAGTACAACCACGAGCGAGTGATCGGCCGGACTTCCAGCGGCACGATGCGGCTCATGGTCGATGAGCGTGGCCTTCGGTACGAGATCGACCCGCCCCGCGCCGCCGCCGACGTTGTCGAACTCATCGAAAGAGGCGATGTTCGCGGATCAAGCTTCGCGTTCCGCAGCCGCCCAGCGGACGAGTCGTGGCAGCGAGACGCCAACGGCCGGATGATTCGCCGGATCAAGAAGTTCTCGTTCCTCGGCGACGCCGGCCCCGTCGATACGCCGGCGTACATGGCGACGGAAACCTACGTCAGCAAGCGAGCCCTGGAGATGGCCCAGGCCGAGGCGAGGGCCGCAGCCGACTCTCTGTCGGTCGGCGATTTCGTGTCGTGGGAGTTCTCCAACGGCAAGTCGCAGGGGCGGATCGTGCGGATCGTCACCGACGGCCAGATCGAGGTGCCGGACTCGTCGTTCACGATCAACGGCACCCCCGACGATCCCGCCGTGCTGATTCGCATCTATGACGAGGCCGGCGACGGCTGGGAGGAGACTGATCGGCTGGTCGGCCACCGGGCCACGACGCTGACCAAGATCGACGCCCTTCCCGAGCCCAGCGAGGACGATGACGAGCGTGCCGTGTCGATGCGGCCCACGGCCGGAATGGCCTCGGCGGCCCGGCGTGGGTTGAAACTCCACGAGGAGGGCAAGTCTGGCGACGGCCTCAAGCCCGAGACGGTCGCCAGGGCCAACCGGCTCGCCAAGCGGGAGGAGATGAACGAGGACTGGATTCGCGAGATGAATGCTTGGTTCAGCCGCCACGAGGCCAGCAAGACCGCCGGCTGGGATCAGCCGCCGGACTACTCGCCGGCGTTCGTGGCGTGGCTCCTCTGGGGTGGCAACGCCGCCAAGAACTGGTCGGCCCGCAAGGTCAAGGAACTCGAAGGCGAGCGCGACCTTCCGGTGATCGACGAGGAGCGCGATGTGGAGGACGAGCCGAAGATCGTAGTGAAAGTCTCCGCAGACACCACCGACTTCGTAGGAAAGATGGCCCGCCTCAAGGCGGCGATTCTCTCCACTCCCTTGACCGGCAAGTAGCAGTCGCCCTAAACTACAGGTAGATACAAGCCTCACGACGGATTTCGTGAGGAACAGCACGAGCAACGTGAGGATTCACGTCTGCGGCGAGCTAGCGGGTACACCCGCCGGCCGCCGCATTTGCGTTTTGGCCGGCTCAAAACAGGAGCAAGGCCGAAATGCCCTCGACGAATCTCAAGCGCCTTCAGGATCGTGCCGCGGCCATCGCCGCTCGGATGAACGAACTGGCCGACGTGGCCGAGCGTTCGGAGGATCAGACCGCGGAACTCCGTCGGCTCTCCGACGAGGCCGACACGGTCAAGGCCGATCTGGAGTTCGAGGGCCGCCTCGCCGCCAAGGAGCAGGAACTCCGCGCGGTGGTCGAGAAGGCCGCCCCGGCCCCCGTTGCGGCTCCGGTCGCCGAGGAGCCGAAGAAGGTCGAGATTCGGGCCATCCAGCCCCACTACACCTCGTTGCGGGCTTTCAACGACGGCCCCGACGCTGTCGAGAGTGCCTACCGCTGCGGCCGGTGGCTGCGGGCTCACGTCTTCAAGAACGCCGATGACATTCGGTGGTGCCGCGACCACGGCGTCGAGGCCCGTGCGATGAACGAGGGCAGCAACGCCGCTGGCGGCGCCCTGGTTCCCGAGGAGTTCGCCAACCGCGTGATCCGGCTCGTCGAGGAGTTCGGCACGTTCCCGCCCGCCGCGGAGAACGTGACGATGACTCGCGACACGCTCGTGATCCCCAAGCGGGCCACCGGCACCACGGCCTACTTCGTGGGCGAGGGCTCGAGCATCACCGAGAGCGAGCCGACCTACTCCAACGTGAGCCTGGTCGCGAAGAAGCTCGCGGTGTCCTGCCGCATGAGCACCGAGATCGTCGAGGACGCCCTCGTGTCGATCGCTGACGCGGTTGCGACTGAGTTCGCGACCTCGCTGGCCTACAAGATCGACCTCTGTGGCTGGCTCGGCGACGGGACGCAGGGAACCTACGGCGGCATCAACGGCATCGTCAACAAGATCAACGACGGCAACTACACCGCCAGCGTCCACACGGCCGCCAGCGGCAACACTGCCTTCGAGACGCTCGACATCGAGGACTTCCTCGGTGCGATGGGCAAGTTGCCGATCTACGCCCGCGCTGGAGCGGCCTGGTACGTCAGCCCCGCCGGCTATGCGGCGAGCATCGCTCGCCTGAAGTACGCCGCTGGCGGCAACACCGTCGAGAACGTCGGCGCCGGTGCCGGCGAGACGTTCCTCGGCTACAGGGTGAACCTCGTGCATGTGATGAACAGCACGCTGGGTGCCGACACCAGCAAGGTCAAGGTGCTCTTCGGCAACCTCGGCCTGTCCAGCATCTACGCCCGCCGGCGTGACTTCAGCGTTCGCCTGTATGACCAGGTGTATGCCGTCAATGATCAACTACTTCTGAGTGGAACCATGAGGTTCGACATCAACCATCACAGCCTCGGCGACACCAATGAGGCTGGCCCCGTGATCGCCCTCAAGACCGCCGGCTCGTGATAGCCAACAACCAAGGAGTTCATCCCAGATGATCCACGCTCAGTTCGAGAAGTTCGCTGCCACGCTGCCGACCGCTGCCGTTGGCTCCACGGCCACCAGCACCCTGACGATCGACCGCCTCGGCTACGATCACGTCAGCGTGTCAGCCATTCGGGCCAGCAACGCCAGCACCGTGTTCGCCAGCGTTTTGAAGGTCGAGGAGTCGGACGTGTCCAACTCCGGCTTCACCGACGTGACGGCCCTGGTCGGCGGCGGCACCGGCGGGTTCACGATCCCGGCCGTGAGCGACACCGACGCGGCTGCGATCGTCCAGATGGACATCGACTGCCGGGCGCGGAAGCGTTACCTCAAGGTCAGCATGACCCCCGGCGCCTCGGCGACTCTGGGCATCGTGGCCGGCATGAGCCGCGCCGAGGTGGCCCCGACTGCTGCGGCCGGCAAGGGTCTGATCGGCTGGGTGGTTGGCTAGTCCCGTACACAGCGGGACGGCCAAGACGGCCGGCAAAGGCGCAAGGAGGCGCGCCCGCTCCCACAAGGAGCGTTCGTATGCTGGTTCGCGTTGGTGACTGCGAGGCCGAGGTCAAAGTGGCGGCTCTGATGAGCTGTCCACGCCTCGGCTTCACAGACAACTTCTTCTGCGTCGCCCAGGCTTTGGCGCCGCATCGCATCTCCCCGATCAAATATACCGGGGCGTTCTGGGGGCAATGCCTCCAGAACTGCATGGAAGATGTGATCGACAAGCACGACGTGATCCTCACGTTTGACTACGATACCGTCTTCACGGCGAAGACCGTCGAAGCACTCCTGACGCTGATGATGTACTCCGGCGTCGATGCCATCGCCCCACTTCAGACCAAGCGGGAGTCAAACACGGTGATGCTCGCCCTCCCCGGCGTCAAGCCGGAGGACAAGACTACCGTGGAGGACGACTGGTTTCAGAAGCCAGTGCAACTTGTTGAAACGGCGCACTTCGGCTGCACATTTATTCGCACCGAGGCGATCAAGAAGACGCCCAAGCCCTGGTTCATCGCCGAGGCCAGCGAACGCGGCGACTACCGCGGCGGCCATATCGACGAAGACATCCACTTCTGGAAGGCGTTCTACAAAGCGGGCAACAAACTCGGTATCGCCACGCAGGTCAGCGTCGGCCACGCCGAACTGATGATCACTTGGCCCAGCCGTGAGCCCGGCTGCGGCAAGGTTCAGCAGCACTGCACTGAGTTCTGGAACAGTGACCGCACGCCGCCCGCCGGCGCCTGGGGGTTCATCAAGTGAAGATTCGCATCGCCAAAGCGTTCAACGGCTACAAGATCGGCCAAGTCTTCAACTGGGGCGA